GGTGTGAAAAGTGTAATATGCAAAACGGTGTGAAAGCGGTTCTTACCGACACTACAAATGCCCTATAACTACCCGCTTTCACCAATTCAAAAAATTGAACCACATGCAAACACTTGAAATTACTGATAAAGGCAAAAAGCTTTGCGACTTTGTAACCGAAAAAACAATGAATGGCGAATTATCAAATAATGATTTAGTGCAATTAATTGAAGTTGCTGGAGCCTTTCTAAATTTAAAAACAATTTCCGACTATGCAAAGGAAAACAACCTTTCTTATAATGGCGCAAAACATTTTAGAAAAACAATTGAAATTTTTAAAACAAGATTTATAATTGATAACGACTAACATGAACTCAAACAACAAAAAATCAGCAATACAATCACACAAAATAGCGGCTTTGTGTTATTTGTTAGCAGAATCCCTACATGAAGTAGGTGCTAATGCAGAAACCGCTTTAGAAATGAAAGCAAACGCCGAAGTTTTAGGCGAACAATGCGAGCAAGTTCTAGAAGATCTATTCCAGGTAAAACAAATCAAAGGTTCTACCTATTTAACGGACCTATGCAACAAAGTAGATACGGTAATCCGTAAAAATTACCAACAAATAACTGAATAGCTATGTTTTTCAATGTAGGTGATTTTATAGAATTTAAAAATGATTTTTGGGATGCTGAAGGAAATCATTTTTATAAAAAAGTAAAGTTAAAAGTTTTAGGATTTATTCATGATCCAATGAAACGACATAAATCAAAATACTTAGTCAATTACAAGCAAAACAAGTTAGGAATTCCATTTGATGAAGTATTAAACATGCAAATACCAATAAATTTCAATGAAACCAACTAGAAAACAACTACAATCCGTTCCGTTTCAGTACGCAAAAGCGGTTTCAAGTGGTAAAATTATCACCGGAAACCGCATTAAAAAAGCCGTGCAACGTTTCTATGGTTGGTTAGAAACTGCTGAAAAAGATGGTTTTATCCTGGACCATGAAGCCGGAATGCGTGCCGTAAACTTTTTTCCTACGTTCTTAAATCATACAAAAGGAAAAATGCAAGGCAAACCTTTTGTTTTAGCACCTTTCCAGGCGTTTACCATTTATAACCTATTTGGTTGGAAGGATAGCAAAGGAAACCGCCGAATCAATACCATTTACGATAAACGTGCAAAGAAAAACGGAAAATCAGCAGAAATGGCGGGTTTGGGTTTATACTGCATGTCATTCGATATGGAAATGGAAGCCGAAATCTACATCGGAGCCACAAAAGAAGATCAGGCTAAAATTTGTTGGGAACAAGCTGCTTCATTCATTAATTCACCAGTAGCAAACAAGGCTTTGGCACAAATGGGATTCTATACCATGCAACGCATTGTGGGTTTTCATCCTACAAAATCTAAAATGCGGCCTTTGGGTGGCGATTCCAAAACGCAAGATGGAATCAATGCGCATGTAGCTATTATCGATGAATACCATGCGCACAAAGATGATGGTGTAAAAGAAAATTTAGAGTCATCATCGGTACAACGCCGCCAGCCAATAACATATCATATCACTACAGCGGGTACTAACATCGGTTCGGTTTGTAAAAATTATGAAGATTCTGTTATCGAAGTTTTAGAAGGTAGAAAAATAGATCATCATCTTTGGATTATGATTCACGACCTGGATGAAGAGGATGATTGGGAAGATGAAAAGAATTGGGAAAAAGCAAATCCATTACTAGGAAACGGATTGGATATTGATAATCTTCAAAAAGAATTTATCAAAGCTAAAAACCAACCTTCAAAGATTCCAAACTTCAAAACAAAGCATTTAAACATGTGGGTTGATGCTCCGCAAATTTGGATACCAAACGAAATTTGGAAACGTAATAAAGTAGATATTCTTCCGTTAGGTAATTTCAGTAAGTTCGGAAGTTATGCAGCACTCGATTTATCAACCACTACAGATATAACAGCATTTGTAATAGTTTCCGAACCTGATGAAGATGAAATTCGTTACATAAAACCGATATTCTTTTGCCCTGAAGATACGATTGAACGTAGAAGTAAAGAAGATAGAGTTCCTTACAGATATTGGCGCAATGCAGGTTACATAATCGCGACACCAGGTGAAGTAGTAGATTATGCAATTGTTGAAGATACCATACAACAACAATTTCCAAAACTAAACATCATTCGTTTAGAAGTAGACCGCTGGAATGCAACATCTGTAGTTACTAATTTGATGGAAGCTGGTGTTGAAGTTTCTTACTTCAATCAGTCAATTGCAAATATGTCATTTCCAACTAAAACATTTGAAAAATTAGTATTCGAAGGTAAATTAAAACACGATGGAAATCCAATATTAGAATGGATGCTATCAGGTTGTATAGTAATTTCCGATGCAAACGAAAACATTAAAATTCACAAAGGTAATTCTAACAAACACGGAAAACGTGTCGATGGAATTATCGCAACCATAATGGCTTTAGGTGGTTCTATGTCGCCTAAAGAAGAAGTTTCAAAATATAGTAAACCAACAGATGACATTTACATATGACAGCACAGGAACAACATTTAGCCGCCTTAATTGAAAAATTAAAAAAAGAAAACGAAATCATTCGTAAAATTGGAACCGTTACCGGATTTTATGAATATTATTTCCAACAATTAAAAAATCATAAAACAGAAATCGAATGCTTTGAAGCTGTCAATGATTTGTATTTCGAATATTTTGGTGAGTACAAGTATTCATCTTACGATAGTTTTAGAAAAGTAAAAAACAAACACCTAAAAAAATGAGAAAATATATAATTTCAGTAAGTATATTAATCGTAATGATGCTGCTAATTTTTGCAGCTTCATTACTATTGGATTTACAATTCATCCAACAAAGAATCGTGCGACAAATAGCAGTGTATGCTTTAATGGTCCTAATAGTATTAATCTGTTTTAAAATCGATAAAGAAATATCATGAAAATCTTCCTTCAATCGTTCTTTCAAGTTGGATTAGTAGCTATCAATACAATGCTAATTGCAAAAGGATATATTTATGGCGTGTTCCTGGTTAGTTTCTTAATTAGCTTACTATGGGCGTTCAATGTCAGTAAGGTAGCAATTTCAACTTTGAATCAAAAATTAACTTATGCTTTAGGCGCTGGATGTGGTGCTGTAAGTGGATTGTTAATTATTAAAAATTTTATATAATGAAACCATTAGTTTATCCATTTACTTATGAAGAATGGCTTGCGCATCCATCTACAAAGCCAAAACTAAAATGGTGTAAAAAAATGGGTAAAATATTAGATAAAATGCGAGAATCAAAACAATTAAAATTAAATCTATAAAATGAATCCTAACTTAAAAGCCAAAACCTTAAAAATGGCAATTACATCATTGCCTGAAGCAAAATCCTATCCAGTAAATATAATTACAATTGCAGTAGGTCAATACCGTTTAAAATTCGAAAAACACCAAGATGAATGGTATTTTAAAGAGTAAAAACAAAAACGGAACAAAGTTACACACTTAAAACACTAAACGCCTATAATTTAGCACATATAAAAGCTAAGTTATGGGCGTTTTAAGTGATATAATTTCTACAAAAAGAGCAGCAGAAACAACACAAGTAGGTGGTGGATTTGGTGGTATCTTTGATTTATCTGGGTTTATTGGTGGCGGTGGTTCCGGTACTATGGCTACGCCTAAAACCGCACTTACAATTTCGGCTTTTTACAATGGAGTAGAGCAAATCAGTAACGATATTGCAAAGCTTCCAAAGTCTGTTTACGTAAAAGATGGAAATTCTCGTAATAAAGATACTGAAAACACAATCAACTACCTTTTAAATACAGCACCAAACGATTTAATGACTGCTTTCGATTTTTGGAAAATTATCGTTATTTCTGCAATTATTAAAGGGGATGGTTTTGCTAGAATTGTACGAAATAAGCAAAGTGGCTTAGAAGAAAGTTACATCTTCTTAGATTATGATGATGTAAAAGTGTACAAGCAAGGCGGAAAAATGTTCTACACTTTCAAAGGTGAAACAATTACTTCTGA